CGGATATAGATATGAATAACCCTACGGAGGTTGCTGATAGGCTTTCAGAGTACTTTAGGTTATATGCCGAGGCGGATGTTAAACCGACTGTAGCCGGGATGGCTATAGCACTTAATGGGATGTCTACTAACCAGCTTAGATGTATTGTGCATAATAGAGCATCGGGAGGTGATGGATATAAGCCCGCAATAACCCGCGAAGTCGCTTTGGTGGTCAAAAAAGCGTACTCAACTTTGGAGAATTTATGGGAATCTTACATGAACTCCGGTAAGATAAATCCGGTATCGGGAATATTCCTGGGTAAGAACAATTATGGCTACCAGGATAAGACTGAGTATGTGGTTACACCAAACCAGGGGGATGTAAACGACTATTCGGCAGAAGATATCAAGAAACGATACTTGAGTGGTGAGGAGCAGAAACGACTATCAACCACAGATAATACTGCAGAGCCTTTATAAAACGCCCTAGAATGCACAGAAACGACTTTAGGGTAGAAATATAGCACTGCTGCAAAAAAGCACCTTAGAATTGATTTTAAATCAACTCCTGGGTGCTTTATTATTTTGCGACTTTCTTGCGACTTTTCAGCTTTCGACTTTGTCTGAGATGAATGCGAATGCATAAAACTTGCGAGAACGCTGTTATTTTGCGTTCTAACGCATTTTAATAGCCTTAGGGTATAAATATAGCACCACAATATAAAAACGCCTTAGAAACGATTTTAGAGCCGTTCTGAGGCGTTTGTTAATTTGCGGCTATCTCGTGAAAATCTTTGCGACTTTCGACTTTTCGACTTTCCAGCGACTTTGCGACTATTCCCGATCCGACTTTCCAGCGACTTTTGCTTGCGACTTTCCAGCGACTTTTCGGGAAATAAATTCCACTACCTAGTGGAAAAATTATTAGAATTTACCCGGGTAAATTTTCGGTTTCCGGGTGAAGAGGTGTATAACTGACAATTTAAATAATTATCTGATAATACATAAATATACAAGAAAATACATAAATATGCATAATATACAGCCTAGTATACATCCAGCTATACAACATAGGACTGCATGCAGCAGTCAAACCGGATCCGGGGCGGATGTGGTGGAGCTGTGATATATCACCTCCAGGCATGAGCGAAAAACCACTTGATATATAAGTGGCTGTAAATCCTGGATGTTCTACCCTATACCGTGCGTGTATCTACTATAGTATATAAATTTGTAAGTCCTCCAGCTTTGCCCGGATCCGGGCATTAAAATATTTTGCCCGTAGTTCTATCAATAAGCTTAATATCACAGTCCAGGGCATCGGCTATGGTGTCTAAGCTTTTACCGCTAAGGCTATCACGTGATAATTTAACTGATAATACTTTCGAATCAAGCCCGATCCTGTCCGCTAGCTCTGATACTTTCATATCTTTATCAATTAATGCAATCTTTATATTTTTAGCAAGTCCCATTTTAATACCTCCATATATAAATATATCTATATGGCTAATAGTATAGGCTATATATATAAGATAGTCAAGCTTGATATAAAAGCTATCAAAAAAGATAAATTACATATAATAAGAAGAAACAGCGATAAAATCAAAAAATATAAAAATATTATCAAAAAAGATAAAAAAGTAGTTGACAATGATAATATCAAGCTGTATAATAGCATTATCAAAAGTGATAAACAAGTTGCAAAGACAAGGTTATGGAGGTATTAACATGGATAAGAAGTATATAGGTAGTTACGATTATGAGACAGCTGTTTACAATGATGTTCTCAATTACGTAAAAGAAGAGATAGACCGTTCACAATTTGAGAGTTCCCGCGAACTGGCGGACTACTTAAAGCAAATATTAAGGGATTGCGACGACGTAACCGGGGCGGGTAGTCAGTCATATACATGCAATTCAGAATTATCTAAAAAATACGTATCTGATAATTTTGAGTTACTGGCGGAGGCTCTGGATGTTGGGCATTATGATTTAAGTAGTATTTTAGATTTAATATACAGCGGAGCCGATGCCCTGGATGTGGCTATTAGATGTTACTTACTGGATGATGCAATAGATAAAGTTTGCTATACAAATATGGAGGAGTAAAAAGATGAAAGTTAAGGTTACTAGAAACGATTTAAAAGGATATAAGAATGTTGTACAAGTAGGGTATTGTAAATTGCAAAGTTTACTTAGGATTATTGAGCCATTCGCATATAATGAAACTTCACAATGGAATTACGATGTATACGATGCGTATGGGGTAATAATTGTAACGGGTGCTAACGGCATGCCAGGGCGTAAAGCTGTAAAGGTCGATGAATACGAAAAGGCGGCTTTGCAATTATATAGGGATGTAAATATCACATGGCAAGGAAGAGATAATAAGTTGATGGAATTATTGCATGAGTTTTGTGTTGAAAATGGAGGTTATTAATATGCTGCAGATGGAATTATTAAATGGAGACAAGATATATAAAAGGGTTGATAAAAGGGTGGCACGTAAACAATTTAATACTGGAATGGTGGTACATCTTACCACCTCCAGGGCGTACCCGGGTAGCTTAGTTGGTTCATGTGATATACAGATGTCACCGGATCCGGATAGATTTGATACATTTGATAATTATGCAAACAGCTTTAAATATTACAATTGTAATAGTGAAGTGGGTAATGGTGTTAATTATTTTATTGAGAAATAAATGGAGGTTGCTAATTATGTGTAGTAAGTTAAATATGTTATGTAAAGAGTATAGGGAAAATAAACGCATGCTGGAGGAACTGGAGGCACTCCAGGACAATATAAAGCTTGAAATAATTAGCCTAATGGGTGATAATGATACTATAATCGATGGAGCGGACAAGGTGACATATAAAGCTATACAGTCTAGCCGCTTTGATAGTAATAGCTTTAAAAAGTCTTACCCGGATTTATATAATCAATATAGCGTTGTAAGCGAATATAAAAGGTTTAGTATAGTTTAATTATTGGGGGTATAAAGTCATGCAGCGTAAAAATCATATTCCATTTTGGTATTTGGTAAAGGTTATGGAGGTTATAGGGTTGATAGTGTTCTTCCCGTTTTATATAATTTACTTGTTAGCGAAAAATCAGAAATAAAAATTGAATAATGGTAATCAAGCCACTGTAAAAGGTGGCTTTTTTATTTGCCCGATCGTTTGGGAAGTCCTGGAGGTTTGGGAAGTCCTGGAGGTTTGGGAAGTCCTGGAGGTTTGGGAAGTCCTGGAGGTGGTAATAACTGGGATTAGTCCAGCATTTATATATTATCAAAATTGGATTAATATATTGATATGTTGTTATACCGGTGTCCCCGATCTCTCCAGTAGATGCCACCACCCGGGGGGGTATAGTTGCATGTGGGCAGTCGGCGGGGAAGTACTTTGAGTATCCAAAAATTTTAAAAAGTCTAAAACATCAAGAAAACACTTGACACACAATATACAACAATCTACAATCACTATAGGAGGTATATATGACTGGTAGAGAGATAATCAAAGATATAATGACAAAGCAAGGTATGACTAATAGTGAGTATGCAAGAGAGTTATCAATAACAAGTGCAGCATTGTGGGACAGACTGGACACACAGCCAAGGAAAGGTAAGGCAAGAAAAGATATACCTGTATCACTATTGGCTGATATGGTAGATGTATTAGGCTACAAACTGGTTGTTATACCAAATGAAGAGAAAGTGCCTGAGAACTGGTATGAGGTAGACAAACGATGAATGAATTTGAGATAATAAAGCATGTAATGATATCTGAAGGTATAGGATTTGACGAGTTATCGGAAAAGTTGGGATATAAGTCAAACTCAAGTACCTATAAGACACTTGATAACAAGCATATCTATGTAGACACCTGGAAGAAGTACCTGGATAGTTTGGGATATGATATAGTTGTTAGAAAAAAGGGTAGTACAGAAGAGTATGTAGTATCTGACGATAATTACCCATCACCATTGAGGTTTCACGGTATGGATTTGGGATTAGATAAAATATTAAAGTAAGTGGAGGTTTTGTATGAAAGTAGCGGTACAGGTGATAGGTTGGGTGGTAGTCACATTTATATCGATTGGGTTATTGATTGCTGTTATAGGTATGGTAATCCCGGAAAAGAGTGAGAGTGTAGCTGTTAGGACTAGTTCGGCTGTGAGTCAAACGGTGGCTGAGTCTACTGAGGCTAAATCTGATGAATATGTAATATGTGACAATGAGTATATAAAGGCTACATATTTGGGTATAGGCAATGCGTTGGGTTATGTATCATTAGATGTAAAGTTAGAAAACAAAACTGATAGGGAGATTACAGTAGTACCATTAGATTCATCGGTAGACAATAACATGGTTCGGTTTGTGAGTAGCACTCCTACCACAATGCAAGGTCATAAGTCAATGAACCAAGCGTGGCTAATAGGAAATGAACCACAAGATAACATTGAATTTAAGTTTGGTATACTGGATGAAAACTGGAGTGAGTTAGCTGTAACAGATGTAATAAGAATTGAAAAATAAGAGGGTGCGTTATCGCAAAGGAATAAGTCCTATGTGGTAACGCATTTTTTTATTTATAGAGAGGTAGAAATGAAAGTATTACTTGAAAAAATTTTCCAAAAAATTAAAAAGACACCTGGGGATATAGTAGGATATGAAGATTTGTACTATATGTGCCTGGAGGCATTAAACGAGGATAAGGAGTTAGCTGTAGAGTACTTACAGATGTTATCGAAGTGTATAGAGGATATTATACCTGGAGTGGTAGAAGTAGAATTCTTGCAGAAGTTGTTTGATTTACATAAAAAAGTATTATTGGCGGCAGCACCTTATCATTTTGAGAGTTATATATTATACATTGAGTGGAATAGAGAACCCGATAAGAAGTTTTACCCACCAAGGCGAACGGTATTGTCACAGGTAGTAGATGCTTTACAGGAGTTGGCTGATGATAAGCTTGATTTACTTGCAGTATCTCTACCACCAGGTGCCGGGAAGAGTACCCTAGCGATATTCTTCTTGACCTGGTTAGCCGGTAAGAGACCGAACGAACCTAAGCTTACAGGTAGTCATTCAAATGCATTCATAAGGGGAGTGTATGATGAGTGTCTTAGGATATTAGATAAGAATGGTGAATATTTGTGGCAAGATGTGTTCCCGGATATATCACTAACAAGTACAAATGCTAAGGATTGTAGAATTGATGTAGATAAAAGGCAGAGATTCGAGACATTGGAGTTTACATCTATTGGAACTGGAAATGCCGGATTATATAGAGCATCTGATTTACTTTACTGTGACGATTTGGTAAGTGGTATCGAAGTGGCTCTATCTAAAGAGAGATTGGATAAGCTTTGGGAAACATATACAACAGACTTAAGGCAAAGAAAAATAGGTAACCATTGTAAGGAACTGCATATAGCTACAAGGTGGTCGGTTCACGATGTTATAGGTAGACTTGAGAGTCAGTATGGTAATTCGGATCGGGCAAAATTTATAGTAATACCGGCTATGGATAGTAACGATGAATCTAATTTTGATTATGATTACGGAGTTGGTTTTACCACAGAATTTTATCGAGAGCAGAGAGATATTATGGATGATGCAAGCTGGAGAGCATTGTATATGAATGAACCTATAGAGCGTGAGGGATTAGTATATCATGAAGATGAATTAAGAAGATACTTTGAATTACCAGGTGAGGCTGATGCTATAATTGGGATATGTGATACCAAGGATAAGGGTAGTGATTATGCGTTTTTACCGGTTGCATATGTGTATGGTAATGATTATTACATTGAAGATTGTGTATGCGATAACAGTCTACCCGATATTGTGGATGCCAGGTTAGTAGAGGTATTGTTGACCAATTCAGTAAAAATGTGTCGTTTTGAGAGTAACTCAGCTGGTAGACGAGTGGCAGAGAAGATACAAGGGCGAGTAAAGGAGAGAGGTGGTATCACTAATATCACAACCAAGTTTACTACAGCTAATAAAGAAACCAAGATTATAGTAAACAGTGCCTGGGTAAAGGAACATTGTCTGTTTAAAGATAGTTCTCTTTATCGCAAAAATTCCGATTATGGTCGAATGATGAATATGTTATGTTCGTACACAGTAGCCGGTAAGAATAAACACGATGATGTCCCGGATGGAATGGCTATGCTTGCAGAGTTTGCACAAAGCTTGTCTACAGCCAGGGTAGAAGTATTTTCACGCCCATGGTAAATGCTGTATAAATATTGATTATTTGGTATGTTTATGCTAATATATAAGTGTAACCGTTTGGAGTAACTTTATAGCTGTAAAAGGGTGCGAGATTGCACGAGATTTTAACTAATCTCATGTAGTCTTGCACCTTTTTTTGTTTTGTACGAAAGGAGGAGTATGAGAAATGAAACAAACGTTATGAATGGTAGGCGAATCATCAAAACCAGTGTGCGGGAGATAACTGAAAATAATGTATTAGATGTTCTCAGAAAATCCTTAAACACACATTCACTCAATAGGAGTGAGATAGATTACCTATACAAGTATTACAAAGGTGACCAGCCTATTAGATATAGGGTAAAAGAGGTTAGACCTGAGATTTGTAACAGAATAGTTGAGAACAGAGCAAATGAGATTGTTTCATTCAAGGTAGGATACCTATGTGGTGAACCAATCCAATATGTAAGCAGAAGTGGCAAAGAAAATACAGTAAAACAAGTAAATGTACTAAATGAGTATATGTTCGCTGAGGATAAGGCAAGTCAAGACCAGGAGATTGTTGAATGGCAGATGATATGTGGTACTGCATATCGAATGGTACTACCCGATGATGAAGACGATTTAGACGAGGCACCATTTGAACTATACACACTTGACCCTAGGAATACTTTTATCGTGTATTCGAGTGAGATTGGTAATGAGCCACTTATGGCTGTTAAGTATTATGTAGACGATACTAATGTCACACATTACTCAATATATACAAAGAATATGTACTATGTTGTGGATGGTGATTTGTTGACAGGGGCAACGCCGCACGCACTGTATGATATCCCAATCATTGAGTATCCGGCAAATAATTCAAGATTGGGTTCGTTTGAGATTGTACTACCATTACTTGATGCTATGAACAGTGTAGCAAGTAACAGAATGGATGGTGTGGAACAGCTGGTACAGGCTTTTATTAAGTTTATAAATTGTGATATCTCAAAAGAAGATTACCAGGAGTTCCTTGAATTAGGTGCAATAAAGGTTAAATCGGTTGATGGACAGGCGGCGGATGTTGGTGTAGTCACAACAGAACTTAATCAGACACAATCTCAAACACTTAAAGATGATTATTATAATGCAATGCTTACCATTTGTGGAATGCCAAACAGAAACGGTAGTAAGTCCACAAGTGATACAGGTGCAGCGGTTGTACTTAGAGATGGTTGGTCAGATGCTGAGGCAAGAGCCAAGGACAGTGAGAACGTCTTTAAAAGAGCAGAAAAAAAGATGCTTAAATTAGTATTGCGAATATGCGAAGACCTAAGAGATAGTACTCTACACCTAAGAGATATAGATATGAAGTTCACCCGTAGGAATTACGAGGCAATACAGAGTAAATCACAAGTACTCATTTCAATGTTGCAAGAGCCTAAGATTCATCCACAGCTTGCTTTCCAGCACAGTGGAATGTTTAGTGATGCTGAGTCAGCATATGCTATGAGTATGAAGTATTACGAAGATGAACGAGCAAAGGAACAATTGTCAGAGAAGACATTAATCACAGAATCAGTCACAGAAGACATTAAAAGACAAAAGGAGTAATAAATGGCAAAAATAGACATTTCAAAAATCGAAGGTTATGAGGATATGACACTTGAGGAGAAAATAGCAGCACTTGAGGCGTATGATGAAGAACCGAACCATGATGGATATATTAAAAAGAAGTTGTTTGATAAAACTGCATCGGAATTAGCTGAGGCTAAAAGACAGCTTAAAGCTAAGATGACAGAGGATGAAATAGCAAAGCAAAAAGAGGCAGAGGAGAGAGCCGAACTTGAGGCTAAGTACAATACTCTACTTCGTGAAAACAGTATATCCAAATACAAAGCTAAGTTGTTGGGAATGGGTTACGATGATGAGTTGGCTGATTCTACAGCGGAAGCAATGGTTGATGGTAATTCTGACAAGATATTTGATAACCAGCAAAAACATCTTGCCAGTATGGAAAAGAAGTTGAAAGCAGATATTTTGAAAAACACACCGAAACCAAAGGGTGATGGTGAATCCAACACTATGACCCTGGAGGGATTTAGAAAGCTATCTCCGGCTGAGAGATACGAATTTTCTAAGACGAATCCCGAAGAATATAAAGCATTGTATGAAGAAACAGGAGGAAATGAGTAATGGCACATACTATTTATAGTAATTTTTATCTATCTAATGAGGTGGAAGACCAGTATAAGTCACACCTTGATTTACAGCAGTTTTGCAAGGTAGATAACACTCTCACCGGTTCGGCGGGAATGAAGAGAAAAATCAATGTATATTCGGCAACAGATGGTACTGAGACACTTGCGATGGGTGCGGGTAACAGTAAGAGTATTGAGGTTAAGTACTCACAGAAAGAGTATGAGATTCTCTTAGCACAGAATAGATTTAAGTACTTTGATGAACAGGAAATGACAGACCCTATGTTAGTCCCGGTTGGTGTAAGACATATGGGTACGGACTTATTTAATTATGTAAACAAGGGTATTTACACAGAGTTTAAAAAGGCGAATCTTGCAGTAGCAGCAGAGAAGTTAAACTTCGGTGCATTTGCAGATGCTGTAGCTAATATGAACATTGAGTACACCGATAATGAGGCTGAAACGGTATCACAGTTAGCATTTGCTTTTGTAAATCCGGCTGATGTGGCTGAACTTCGTAAGAATTTGGCTGAGGATTTGAAGTACGTAGAATCATTCGTTCGCACAGGATATGTTGGTACAGTCGCTGGTGTAAACATCTACACTAAGAAAGATGCGGATAAGGGTACTATCATTGTTGCTACCCGTGCTGCTGTAACACTCTTTAATAAAAAGGGAGTGGAAGTAGAACAGGATAGAGATGGTGATAAGCGTGAGAACACTATTTGGTCACGAAAGTACTATTTACCGGCTCTCACAGATGCGACAAAGGTTGTTAAGGTTATTGTAGGTAAGGCTAAGAAGAGTACGGATACTACTGTTAATGCATCTAAGACATATTATAAGCAGCATGGTACAGGTTACATTGTTGGAACACCTACAGCAAACCCAAGTACTGAGAATTTCTATGAGATCGGGTAATTATGACTGACCAGGAAAAGCTTGATTTGTTGAAAGCTATGTTAGGTGATAGTACGGAGAGTACCATCGTACTATCCACCTACTTAAAAATAGCCGGTGACAAGATAATAAATAAAGCCTATCCATACAGTAATGATATTACAGAAGTACCAAAGCGATATGACATACTACAGTGTGAAATTGCCGCATATCTGATTAATAAGCGAGGTGCAGAGGGACAAACTTCACATTCTGAGAATGGTATAGTTCGTTCCTATGAGAACGCAGATATACCATCATCCATGTTAAGTAGTGTTACACCACATGTAGGGATAATCAAATGAAAACATTGATTAGAAATAAGATTGAATTTTACTATGCATTGTTTGAGAGAAAAGTACCAAAGATTGATGAATATGGTAATAACACAGGTGAGTACGAAGTGCAATGGCAAAAACCTTTAAAATACTCAGCCAATATATCCGCTGCAAAGGGTGAAACCAGTACGAGGCAATTTGGAGAGAGTGAGAATTATGATCGGGTAATTGTAATGGACAATAACTCACCTAACATTGACGAATACACGGTACTTTGGGTAGACACCATACCTAAGTTAGATAGCAATGGCTTATTACTATTAAATGAGGATGGTAGTGTAGTGACACCACATGACCATATTGCAAAAAAGGTAGCGAGGAGCATAAACAGTGTGTCCGTTGCTATAAGCAAGGTGAATGTAAGTGGGTAGGACTAAAATATCAATTAGTTTATCCGAAACAAGTATAGATGAGGCACTTAGTGATTTGAGAGAATATAAAGCTGATTTTATTAGAAAAACAAAGATATTCCAAGATAGAATCGCAAGTGCATTAGCACACGAGGCAGAAACGGGATTTAATGGTGCTGTACTGGAGGATTTCACAGATGGTAGCCAGGTTTTGGGCAATGTGGATGTTAGTGTAGATACTAGAGGTGATATAACGGTTGTAGTCGCAAATGGTGAAGATGCTGTATGGATTGAATTTGGTGCTGGTGTATATCATAACGGTTCACCCGGAACATCACCACATCCAAAGGGTACTGAATTAGGCTTGACAATAGGTAGCTATGGTAAGGGTTATGGTAAGAAAAAAGCCTGGGGATACTTTGACGGGGCAGAGTTGAAAGTAACACACGGTACACCGGCTAGTATGCCAATGGCTAAGGCTGTAACTAAAATCTGTAATGATATAGTAACCATAGCAAGAGAGGTATTTGGATGATTGATATAGAGCATGAGTTATTTGAAATATTAGCTACTACTGTGCGAAACAAATACCCTAAGGTATTCATAACAGGTGAATATGTCAAAGCACCATCGGTTTTCCCTTGTGTATCTATCATTGAAGTAGATAACCAGGTAAATAGGAGTACTAGGGATTCCGGGAATATAGAAAACCATGCACAGGTGCTATATGAGGTAAATGTTTACTCAAATAAGACAAGTGGTAAAAAAAGTGAGTGTAAATCAATAATATCACTCATTGATACAAAAATGGGAGAGTTAGGGTTCACGAGAACAATGTTAAACCCGATCCCCAATGAAGAAAATGCAACGATATATAGAATGATTGCTAGATATAGAGCAGTCATTTCTAAAGATAAAACAATCTATAGGAGGTAATTAATAATGGCTATTAGTACACACAAAATTTTCCTTATGGTAAAAGGTGCTACAGCTTTTGAGAAGTTAATCGACATAAAGGATTTCCCGGATTTAGGTGGTTCGCCGGAGATGCTTGAGACAACAACATTGTCTGATGCAATGCAGACATATATACCAGGTATCCAATCTCTTAGTTCTCTTGAGTTCTTAACAAACTATGATTTGAATGAGTATAAGAGATTAAAGCAGATGGAGGGAACAGAGAAGGAATTCGCAGTTTGGTTCGGTGGTAATGAGACCGGTGGAACACTTACACCTACAGGCGATAAGGGTAAGTTTAAGTTCAAAGGTTCGCTTACAGTACACGCAAAGGGTGGCGGAGTAAATGAGGTTGTCGGTATGGCAATTACAATTGCACCATCAACAGTAATCACAATAGATAATTAAGTAGGAGGATTAGCAAATGGCTAAGCAGTTAAATTTTGAATTTGAGGATAAAGAGTACACACTTGAGTTTACAAGAAGAACAGTAACTGAGATGGAGAGAAAAGGTTTTGTTGTTGCGGACATTGAGCGTAAGCCAATGACAACACTACCTACATTATTTGCTGGTGCGTTTCTTGCACACCATAGAGGTGTGAGACAGGATATCATAGATAAAATATATTCACAGCTGACAAACAAGGAAGATTTGATCGGTAAGCTTGCTGAGATGTACAACGAGCCTATCTTAACACTTGTAGAAGAGCCGGAGGAATCCGAGGGAAACTTGAAGTGGACAGCGACCTGGTAAAGCCGCTGTCGAATTACAAAGAAAATGGGGATTCAATTCCCCACTTTTCATATAAAGATACTTTTTGTTCAAAATTCCCATACTACTTAGCGATAGGAATGACCGAAGAACAATATTGGGATAAGGACTGTATGCTTGCGAAGTATTATCGTGAGGCTGATGAGTTACGAAAAGAGCGTATGAATCAAGAATTATGGTTACAGGGTATGTATTATTACGATGCTATGTCAAGATTATCACCAATATTAAAAGCTTTTGCTAAAGCTGGTACTAAGGCTGTACCTTATGTTGAGGAGCCTTATCCGATTACTAAGAAGTCAGCTAAGGAGAGCGAAGAGAAAAAAGAAAAAGCAATGGCAGATAAAGGCTTGCGATATATGCAAGATTACATGTTGCAAGCCAATAAGCAATTAGAGGAAAGGAAGTGAAAATATGGCTACAACAATTGAACAATTAGAAGTTGAAATAAGTTCCAATTCGTCTTCAGCTGTTAGTGGCATAGAGGCACTTTCTACTTCTTTATCAAAGCTAAAAACAGCATTGCAAGGTGGTATTGGGTTATCAGCTGTTTCCGACGGATTAAAGAATATCAATAACACTCTAAAGGAGATGGATGGTAATGGTTTTAATAAAATATCAAAATTAGCTGAGAGCCTAGAGAAGTTGAAGAATGTCGGTAGTATTCGTATATCACCCGCCATTAGTAGACAAATCAGTAATATAAGTTCTGCCATGAGTTCACTAAGTGGTACAGATTTTACCGGGGTGGAGAGATTTAGTGCTGCAATACAACCTTTAACAAGTTTGGCTAGACCTACAGGATTGAATTCAGTAGTAAATGCTTTGGGCAAATTACCTAGAGTAGCACAGTCCCTATTAAATATGGATATTGCAGCATTTACCAGTAGGATACGAGAATTAAGCGACGCCTTAATACCACTAGCAACACAATTGGGAACGATATCTACTGCATTTAGTAGATTACCAAGCAATTTACAGAGAGTTGCCAATACAACACATAGAGTTGCAAATGAAAATGAGAGAACCACAAATAGTTATATTAGTTTGTGGGCAAATATTTCGTTAGTAAAAAATGCAATTGTAAAAATTGGAAATGCTATTTTTGAATTTATAGGACATTCTAACCAATTCATTGAAGATTTTAACTTGTTCAATGCATCTATGGGTAAATATGCGAATGAGGCAGAGAAGTATGCCGAACAGGTTGGTGAAATATTGGGTATAGACCCTGGAGAGTTCATGCGTAACCAGGGAACATTCCAAACAATCATTACTGGGTTCGGTGTAGTGAGTGATAAAGCGTACTTGATGTCTAAAAATCTCACTCAATTGGGATATGATATTTCATCATTTTACAATATCTCATTTGAGAATGCCATGCAGAAGTTACAATCCGGTATATCGGGTGAGTTAGAGCCATTGCGTAGATTAGGTTATGACCTATCTGTTGCAAGGTTACAGGAAGAGGCGTTAGCACTGGGTATCAAGAAAAAAGTATCAGAAATGACACAAGCTGAAAAGTCACAGCTGAGATACTATGCCATTATGACACAGGTAACTACAGCACAAGGTGATATGGCGAGAACACTTGATGCCCCATCTAATCAGATGAGAGTATTACAAGCACAGTTGACACAGTGTGCCAGGGCGATAGGTAATATATTTATCCCGGCATTGAATGCAATATTACCATATGCAATTGCAATTGTTAAGGTAATCAGACTTATAGCCGATTCGTTTGCAAATCTTATCGGGTTTAAATTACCGGAAGTAGATTATTCAGACATAACTCATGGTATAGGTGATACAGCAGATGAAATGGATAGATATAAGGACAATACCGATAAAGCTACTAAGGCAACCAAAAAACTAAAGAATGCCATGTTGGGTATAGATGAATTGAATATTCTATCTAAGAATGATGATACAGATGAAGCTTTAAAGAAGTTAAATGAGAAGAAGAGCAATGACCTGGGTATCGATTTACCGGAATATGATTTCCTAAAAGATGCGATTAATTCCAAGGTAGATGCAATTGTTAATATCTTAAAAGAGGCATTGGCTGAGATAGAGGCTGCAATAAGTGTATTTGCACTGGTTTTTGGTACGATACTTGTTGTAAGTGGTGTGAATATACCATTAGGTATTGCTTTGATTGCAGCCGGTGCAGTAGGATTGGTACACACAATCGCTACAAACTGGAATTCTATGTCGGATTCGTTGGCTAAAGTCTTAACTTACCTATTAGGTATGCTAGGTGGGTTCTTCTTTGCACTGGGTGTAATACTTGTATTTACAGGTAATGTACCATTAGGTATAGCATTGATGATAGTTGGTGCATCAGCTATCGTTACAGCTGTTGCTATCAATTGGACTAAGCTACAAGGTGATTTAACTAATGCTTTAGCAATATTGGCAGCGGTAGTTGGCGGAGCGTTACTGGTAATAGGTGTGATGTTACTACTTGCCGGATTTATACCATTAGGTATTGGAGCAATTGTAGCTGGAATAACTATGTTAGTAGCGGCGGCTGCTATAAACTGGGGTGATTCCATATCTCAGAAAATCAAATCGATATTGGCAACAATAACTATGATTGTAGCTGGGGCGTTCCTTGCACTAGGTGTGATTATGCTTATGGCTGGTCACATACCGTTGGGTATAGGATTATTGCTGGTTGGTGCAGTTGCTATGGCAACAGCTGTAGCACTCAACTGGGGTGCTATCACTAAGTCTCTATCGGGAATGTTAGGTGCGATAACTTCAATGGTGAGTGGTGCTTTATTGGGTATAGGTGTGATACTTGTTGCAACCGGTAATATACCACTGGGTATTGGTTTAATTGCAGCCGGGGCAATCGGATTAGCTGCAGTTGTTGCAGTTAATTACGGTGCTATAACAAGTACTGTAACTAAATTCTTTAAGGAACTGGGTGCGATTGTAGGTGTATCGTTAGTTGCGATAGGTGTACTTCTATGTATGGCTGGTATTTTACCACTGGGTATCGGATTAATAGTAGCCGGTATTTCATCTACAGTCGCAAGTATAGCCTTAAACTGGGGTGCAGTTAAAGCGGGTGTTAATAAATTCTTTAAAGATTTAGGCGTGATAATCGGACTCTCAATGGTTGCAATAGGTGTACTACTTTGTATGGTAGGTATACTACCGTTGGGTATTGGCTTGATAGTAGCCGGATTAGGTTCAGCTGCATATGGTGTGGCACTAAATAGGGGGGCTGCCGATAAAACCGTTGGGCAAGGATTGGGCAAAATCTCTAAAAGATTTAATGTATTCAGACAGGGTGTGAATTCAGATTTGTCAAGTACTGAGGCTAGAGTTCAGTCATGGTCAACCAATATGAATAGACATTTCGACAAGTTCCATAAGAACAAATCATTTAATCTTGATATAAAGTTGCGTGATAATGTCCCGGAACAGTGGAGTAAGACTCAGAACTGGTGGGATAGAGAAACCAAAGGCGGATTGAATGTAAGTGGTAATGTTAGTCTTAGAAAAGAAGGTTGGAATACAGTTAAAGACTGGGTTGGAGAGACACCTACATTAGAACAACATGTCGAATTGAGAAAACAAAGCTGGAATACAGTCAAAGACTGGGTAGGTACTACACCTCCAATTCAACAAAACATCGAGTTGAGAAAACAAGGTTGGCACAGTGTAAAAGATTGGATGGGTGATATACCAACGCTCTCACAAGGATTGAGTTTACGCAAAAATGGTTGGACTACTATAAGAAACTGGGTAGGTGATGTTCCTAATATTGACCAAAATATATCACTTAGGAAGAACGGCTGGAATACTGTGAGAAACTGGATAGGCGATGTGCCTATTATCAATCAAATTGTTGAGTTAAAGAAACAAGGTTGGCACAGTGTTAAGAGTTGGATAGGCGATGTACCCATTATAAGCCAATATGTCGAATTGGTAAAACAAGGCTGGACTACAGTTAAAAGCTGGATTGGTAATGTACCTAGTATAGACCAGCATATAGAACTTAAAAAACAAGGTTGGCAGACTGTAAAAGACTGGATCGGGAATATTCCTATTATCGAGCAGAATATAACTTTATTGAAAAAGGGTTGGGACACCTTACACAATTTTGTTAAGGGTAACACACCGGACACAGTAGACGTAAGGATAAATCTTATAAGTCAATGGAAAGGTAAAATCAAAGAGTTCTTCGGACTTGCCAGTGGTGGTATCGTTACTGCCGGTGGAGGAATACAGATGCTTGCGAATGGTGGTGTAATATCACCTGGCATGTGGCATTCAATACCTAAATATGCCAATGGTACTAACAATATACATGGTTCAATGTTCATAGCGGGTGAGGCTGGAGCAGAGTTAGTAGGACATGTTAATGGTACAACCGAAGTACTTAATAGATTCCAGTTAGCACAGGTTATGAGACATTCCATAGTATCCGGAATGGCACAGTTCACAGGATTTTGGCAGAGTATGTCAAGAGATATCATCACATGTACTAATGGTATTATCAATGCTATTTCGATATGTACAGGGGAGATAAATGAGAATATGTTACTTGCTACAAATACCGATTATATAACTCACGATGCTTTATCAAGAGATGTATATGAGGATTCTAAGCAAGCTTACTCGAATTCCAATTCAGATGATACCTGGTCGAGAAACATGAGAGAGTTCTATCATGAATATGTAGAACCTACTCTAAGAGAGATTGCAGCAGATACGAAGAGACAGGCTGATAAGAACGAGAAGACAGTAGTTCAAGTTGGTAACCGAGTTATCGATGATGCTGTAACCACTCAGCGAAGAGCCAATGGATTCAGCTTTATAAATTAAGGAGGTAGATATGGCATATTTAGCAATAAACGGATACGAACTACCTCCTTGTAAAAGAGGAGTGACAGTAGTTGTATCTACAGTAGTTGATAGTGGTAGGGATGCGAATGGTGCAGTTGTTGGTCAGAGGGTTGGTCGTGACCAGTATAAGATTGATAATCTTGAATGGGCATGGCTAACAGCTGAGGAATGGAAGAAAATCTTATCGATATTAGATAACTTTTACGTTCGAGTAACATTCAATGACCCGGTAACCAATGGTAGGAAAACTGTAAGGATGTATTGTGGCAACCGAACAGCTGACCCATATTGGGTTACAGCTGATGGTAAACCTACACATTATCGTAACTGTAAGGTTAATTTGATAGATACAGGAGAGTAAGTATGCAAAGAGTATCGAGAGAATATCGAGAGAGCATGAAACAATCTCTCCGAGAACGAGCCTACATAATGATTACATTTGGATTGGTAAACCAGGAGGCACAGGCTAAAGCCACTGTTGGTGAGGGTAGATATACACATTTTTCCAATTCAACCAACATATTTGGTAGAAGTTCGGATGAATTGACATACGCTACATTGGAAGAGAACTTCACAAGAGTTGATGGCTCTATGATTTTTCTACCAAGAATAGGTGAGCAATACTTAGATACTGGAATCATATCAGAACAAATGATATCTGATTCACGCTGTGACTTAACAATAAACCTTAACACTGGTACTACTGATTTCAAGGGATTGACTATTAATTTCGGTGAGAATTACCCGATAGATTTCGATATAGTCAGTAGTGCCGGTAAAGTTATTGAATTCCGAAATAATAATAAAGCTAAGTGGTCAACCGAGGAAGTACTTGAGAATACCTCCTATATAAAGCTAATAGTGTACCGAATGAAAAGTCCAAGAACTAGGCTTAGAATTTATTCAATAATGTTTGGTTATGGGCTAGTATACTATAACGATTCAGTAATGAGTTCTACACTGGATAGCTATGTATCACCGATTGGGGCAGATGTTCCACAATTTGATTTTTCAGTTACCCTAAAAAATTATGACCATTATTTCAATGTAGATAACCCAAAGTCTGCTATTAACTACCTTGAGACAGGTCAAGAAATGAACATAATGTATGGTTATGCCACACCCGGTAGTGATGATATCGAGTGGATACAGGGTAATCATTTATTATGTGCTGAGTGGGAAAGTGATGATAGTACAGCTACAATCCGTTGCAATGATGTATTTCGTAATATGGATGGTGAGTATTTTAAAGGACAGTATAGTGCTGAAGGTAAAAATTATTATACATTGGCACAGGATATTCTTAGAGAGGCTAAAGTATCGGACTACTACATTGACCCTAGATTGAGGAATTTGCATACAAACAACCCTTTACCTAGAGTTAAATACAAAGAGGCATTACAGATTATAGCTAATGCATGCAGATGTGTATTAACTCAGTCAAGGGATGGTAAAATCCAAATCAAGTCTAACTTCATGCCCGAAAGTACTATCACATGTAATGAGCAAGCTTATTATTCAAAGGTAGCGAATATATCTTTAAATAATAACAAAGATGAATATGCCACTCTATCTAAAGATTACACAAAAGTAGATGGCTCTATGTTCTTTTTATCAAGGAACAATAATACATTGAATACTGGATTTGTCTCATGGAGAGTATCAAATGCTAGAGGTGAATTTAGTGTAAATCCTATAGTTAAAATCAAACTTGAGGCGATTAGAGCATACTATGGATTAAAGATGGAATTTGGAACAGCACTACCAGCCGAATTTATAATTCGTACTTACAGAGGCGAGGAGTTAGTAAATACATATAGGATCGGGCAAGACGAGATAAACCAAACATCTGTTATTCTGAGAAGTTTTGATGATTTCGACCTAATGGAGATTGAATTTACCAAGACAGCAATTCCATATAATAGAATTATTTTAAATCACTTTAGCTTGAGTGATGTGGTCAACTTCACAATGGAAAGACGAGATATGATGTCTTCGCCAAAGGCAATCAAGCAAGAGTTGATAAAAGAAGTGGTAGTACCATATTACACCTATCAAACCAACGATAAGGAAGAAAACCTGGTGTACACTGATATAGATGTAACGGCTGGAGAAATACAAACCTATTACCTACAGGATGCATCATATGGATATACCGTTAAGCTTGATGAAAGTTCTACCGGTACTAATATACTAGCATCGGGTAATTACTATATCACCATACGCTTTAATGAAACCGGTAATTATCGATTGTCTATCCAGGGGCATCGATACAAGATTATTGAGAGACAAGTCAAAGTGGCATTGAATAGTAAAGGTAAAACCATTAAGTGGGAAAATCCACTGATAAACAATTCGTCTATGGCAAACGACCTGGCAAAATGGCTATCTGAGTACTACACAGCTGGTATCGAATATGAATATGATACTAGAGGTAATCCGGAGTTAGATGCTACCGATATTATTTACCAGGAGAATGAGTTCCGTACAGGTATGACAGTTAATGTATATAGGCATACTTTGAGGTTTAACCAGGCTTTTTCGGGTAGAGTTACAGCACGACGAGTAGGAGGATAATATGGCATGGATACAACCTAAAACTAATTGGTATTGTGAGATAATCGATGGTGTATATAGTGGTGATAGATTTAATGCCAGTGATTATAACAGAATTAAGAATAATCTATCACATTTACATGCATTAGCATTATCACTCTATAAAAGTTTCTCAATCCAATCAGTCGGTAACGATAAACTGATAGGTGAATTCTTTTACGCTGATGAGATAAATAAGTTGGAAAGTAATCTTGATACAATAAATCGACATACTATTAATAGTCCGTATGGCGATACACCAACTTATGTTGATAATGGAAGAACATTTGATTTTAACGAGTTGAATAGGTTAGAGAGTGCAATACTTGATTTATACGAGCGAATGAATAATCAAAAGATAGGTAGAAGACAATTTAAGTGGAATTTCGGAATGTTAGGAGGTGGACTATAAATGGCATGGGAATTACTACCGGTAAACTACACTGATGTCAGTTGGGTAGGACTAAAAAAGTATAATCAAATATCAAATCATGATGGTACTGTGTCGTTTCAAGATGTAACTCAGTACAGCAATGCTGATAGGTCATTCTATGGTGCGAGAGACGCTAATAGAGTGAATGAGGCAATAAATACCATCATGGCAATGGTAGAGGGTAATACCGATTTATATACTGCATTTCAGAACTACTTTAACACACAAAAGACACAGTTTGAAAGCAGAGGTAATACTACTATAAGTGAAATAGAGCGTACTTATCGTGAGCATATGAACACTTATGAGAGGGAACAAGCTGGTACATTTAACACATGGTTCAATGGCATAAAAAACCAGCTGAGTGGTAATGCGATTGGTAATCTACAAAACCAGGTAAATGAGGTAGATGATAGATTGGCAAAGCTTGAACATATGGCTCTGACAAATCAGTTCAGTGCTGCGATATCTGTAAATAATAGTGGTAATACAGTATTGCTGGTTGATGAACGAGGTAAAGCAATAATTGCTGATTGGAAATATGAGGAGGAATAATAATGAGTGTAATTAGCATTGAAACCAGGAAAGCTAATGAATTGGCGGCAATCACTGATATTAGTGATTTATCCATATTTATGGTACACGATGGTACAGGTTTGAAGAGAATCACATTTGAGGATGTAAAGAGAGCGATGGTGTATCCAAATGCGGGCTCACACAACTCAATATATAGAGGTAAATACTTGGGTAGTACTGTAAACCAGGCACAGTATACCGCTATTAGAAATGGCACATTCGATGATTTATTTATTGGCGATTACTGGACTATAGGTGGTATCAATTATCGTATCGCCGCCTTTGACTATTACTTGAATACGGGTGATACCAATTGTGCTGTACACCATGTTGTGATTGTACCCGATCAAGCTTTATATAAGAGCAAAATGATTAACAATAGTGGTAATACCAACGGTGGATATGTGGGTTCTGTATTATATACCAGTGGTTTAAACAGTGCTAAGAATACCATAAAGAACGCATTTAATGGGCATGTGTTAAAACATAGGCTATTCCTATCTAATACAGCCAACAACGGTGCGATATCCAATGGAGTATGGTTAGACTCAGAGGTAGACCTTATGAACGAGCATATGGTATATGGTTCGATGGTATATGGGTACTCTTCCACAACAGCCAGTTATGTAGTAAATGCACATGTTGAGAAATCACAGTTATCATTATTTAGATTAGACCCGGCAAAGATTGTAGCGAATAGGGAATCCTGGTGGCTGAGAGATATCACTTTAAGTACAGCATTTGCTCATGTCCATGAGTCCGGAATAATTTATTCTGAATTTGGGTGGAGTGAATTTGGGGTAAGACCATTCTTTTGTATATCATAATTCAAAGGAGGTAATTATATGTATACTATTACACTTACTGATGGTAGGACTATATCTAACCTTGAATTGAATGGCACAAACTATGTCAGTGAGGTTAGAGTAGATGAGCATATGTTTGAGCATAATTTGACTAAGGTCAAAATATCAGATGGCGAAACTGAGATATTATATGATGATTTAATTTTCATCCAACAGATGGAAATAGATGGTAGATTTTATCTAGCATTTAGAACTAAGTCAAACAGTGAGAGGTTAGCTGAAACAATCATAAAAAACTCAAGTAGTGTTACTGATATGCAAATGGCACTTGCCGAGGTATATGAGATGATTGCTGGAGGTAAAGAATGATAAAGATTTATGCTGAGTTGGTAAGAAAAGGTATAAAGACATTGGAAGAAGTACCGGAACATATTCGTGACGAAGTAAGAAAATTACTGGAGCAATGATTATGATATGGCGAATTTTGATGTTTTTCATAAAAAAGGAGGTAAGAGACATGGCAGTTATTTATGTAGCGTTAATTATTAAGGGTAAGCGTACTTTCGCAAGTATCCCGGAGGCTCTCAAGGAGACAGTTAGAGCGATGTTACACGACCTGGAATTAGACAATCTCATTGTAGAGTAGGGAAAGGTCGAACGATGAATATTGAGTTCAATCTAGTCCTAACTATAATATCGGTTGCTACAGCTGTTTATTTTGCTTTCAAGAGCAACAGCCGAGCCAATGACGATGATGTTAGTAGGAGGGCACAGGAGGGGGCGATTCTATCACAGAAACTTGATTCTATTAGCCAGGATACACAGGAGATTAGAAAAGAAATGGTTGATGTAAGAGGTAAAATCAATGCTCTATCTGAGAGAGTAATCATAGTCGAGCATGATACAAAAGCAGCACATGATAGGATTAGCCACATTGAGGAAGACGATTTTTCAAAAAAGTACCGAAAACGGTGGTTTTGAGGGAAGGGGTGATGTCATATAAGCTTATTGAACTTTATCTTTATGACACAATTCGACGATATTTTTAAGTAACAATTGTGACACGAAGTAGTAAAAGTAGTGGAAAATCAGTTTTTGCGTATAATTTTACTAGTATACTGTAGAGGTATACAGTATATAAGAAAGGTTTACCGCAAAACCGAAAGTTTTACTACTTCTACTACTTGCAGTAACTAATGTTACGGAATAGGAGTAAATATGATTAACTGGAAAGTAAGAATTAGAAATAGGCATTTTTGGTTTAGCTTGATACCGGCTATATTGCTTTTAATACAGGTAATAGCATCTGTATTTAATTACAGCATTGACTTAGGTCAGCTTAGTGGTAAGCTATTGGAAGTGGTGAATGCAGTATTTGTTATATTAGCAATATTGGGCATTGTCACAGACCCAACAACAGCTGGTATAGGTGATTCGGCACAGGCTCTTACATATGAGCGACCAAAGGAGTAAGTGGTTTATGGACAATGCACATACTGCCGGGGCGAAATTACTATGTGGTAGCTATACTCAATTTACAGTCAGTGGTAAGAGTAATTTTGTAAAAGCTAATCGTTGGGGTAAAGTACCACAGCGAGGTGCTATAGTTTATTTCTACAGTTCATCTATGGATAGAGTGGCTCATGTAGGTGGAGTTATTGATATTAAGGTGCGTGGCGATAACGTATATACTATCAAAACGGTAGAGGGTAACACATCAGCTGACAACAGCTTTAATCGTAACGGCGGTTGTGTTGCGGTCAAGGAATATACGTTTAATCTATCCCAGGTGGGTGGTAAAAATAGGATAAATGGATTTGGGTATCCTGTATTTGGATTTGACACATGTACAGTCGATGAATTTATAGAAGTGTTAAAGTCGGAAGTTGGATATATTGAAAAAGCATCCAATAATAAATTGGATAATAAAACAGCCAATCCTGGTACTGCCAATTTCACCAAGTACGGTGAGTGGTACAAGTCGAATGGCGTATACTGGTGTCAACAGTTCATCAGCTGGTGTGCGTTTACCGCTTGTGAGACTCACAGAACGATTTTAGATACTGGGTGGTCAAGAGTACTAGGCAAGTGGAGATATCGCAAAAATGGGCACTATATAAAGGCACAGTGGCAATATATAGATGGTCGTTGGTATGTGTTCGACAATGCCGGGGATACAATCACAGGCTGGTTCAAATCGGGTAAAGAGTGGTACTATATGAACCCGGATGATGGGGCAATGTTATCTGGTCAATGGCTGAGATTGGATGGTAAGGACTACTATCTATCTAAGACTGGAATTATGGCTTTTAACTGTTATGTTAAATCGAATGGTAAATACTATTGGCTTGATGATAATGGGGAATATGTTCCCGAATACGATACTGAAACACCTAATCTTGATTTATATGAGGTGGTAGAGTAAAATATATCGCCAATATACGCTAAAAAGAGGTATATTAATTCAAGGTTAACGATAACAAAACGATAACAAATTTTAGCAGAAACCTTGTATTCACAAGGGTTTGTGGAAATATCAAATAAAAATATATTAAACTTGTACTTGACGTATATACAAGTACAAGTT